AGGTACGACCTCGTTTCGCGTTCGTGGAAAACTCCCCAATGCTCACTGCTCGAGGACTTGGACAAGTTCTCGGAGACTTGGCCGCGTTGGGGTACGATGCGAAATGGGGAGTGCTCGGAGGAATTAATGCAGGAGTTCCCTCGCGCAGAAACCGTTTATGGATTGTTGGAAACTCAAGACGTCCCGCAGGAGTATCTAATCAAGCAACCGTCAATGATTGGAGCAATAGAAAGGGATTGGATGCAATTAGCGACAAGCGAGCCAACCTTGACTTGCAAGATAAGAGGACGTGCCCCTTGCCCATATTGGGAAACCAATATTGGTCCGAGGTATTTAACGGAGGGAGAGAGCGAGGCATTGATGGGTTGGCCGATCGGGTGGAGCGCGAAAAAGCCATTGGCAACGGACAGATTCCAATCGTGGCTGCGCTCGCATTTAAATTGTTGAGCGAACCGGCATGACCGACGTCGCCAAGATCCTCGAGAAGTGGCGCCTTCCGCGGCCGGACCGCTCGCCGATTTACGAGTGGGCGCGCAAGCACGTTGTCTTGCCGGAGAGCTACGCGACGCCGGGACCGTTCAACGCCAAGCTCACGCCGTGGCTCTTGCCGATCTTCGACGCGCTGCAAGATCCGCTCGTGCGCCGCGTTCACTTCCGCAAGGCGGTGCAAGTCGGCGGCACGCTCGTCGCTGACGTCTGGATTCCGTGGGTGGTTGTCAACGATCCGGGTCCGATCTCTTGGACGATGCAGACCGAGGACATGGTCGAGCGGCACGCGAAGAGCCGGCTCAATCCGATCCTCGAGCGGTGCAAGCCGGTCGCCTCGATGCTGCCGCGGCCGGGGCCGCAGCGGACGACGACGGAGACTTACTTCGGCGGCTTTTTTCTGACGCTCAACCCGGCGAATCTTTCAACGCAGCAGTCGCAGTCGATCAGGTACAAGGTCAACGACGAGATATGGCTCCCGCGCTGGCAGGAGGTCTACGGTCACGCGGTCGCTCGCGTCTCGAAGTTCGAGGAGGTCGGGAGGAGCAAGATCTACAACGTGAGCCAAGCGCCGATCATGGATGCCGAGACGGGGAACGTAGAGGACACGTCCTTCCGCTCCGGTCACGAGGGCGAGTGGTCGGTCGAATGTCCGGCGTGCAAGAAGGTTCACCCGGCCGCGTTCGCGATCCGCGACGAGCGCGGCGAGATCGCCGGCGGCGTAGCGTGGGACCGCAAGGCGCGGCGTGATGACGAGACGTGGGACGTCGCTCGCGTGATCGAGTCGGTGCATTTCAAGTGTCCAAATTGCCAGCACCAGACCGACGACTCGGACGCGACCCGCGCAGCATGGAAGCGCACCGGCCGCTTCGTCGCGCAGAACGCGAAGGCGCCCGCGGATGTCCGCTCCTATCGGGTCGAGGCCGTTGTCTCTCGGCCGATGCGGCTCCTCGCGGAAGAGTGGGCCGCGGCGCAGAATCACCTTGTCAGAACAGGCGACGAGACGCCGCTCGTTGAGTTTCGGACCAAGCGCGAGGCGCGGCCGTGGATCGTGGAGAAGAAGACCGTTTCAATCTTCACGACGAAGTCGGGCTACACGACCGCAACTTACTCCGCCGGCCAAGCGATCCCGGACGAGGCGATCCGCTTCATGGCGATTGATCGTCAACAAGATCATTGGTGGGTCGAGGTCGGCGCCTTCTCGACGGCGCAAGGTCCGCGCTACCGCCAGCTCTGGTTCGGCCGCATCGAGACGCGAGACCAGCTTCGTCAACTTCAACAGCGTTACGCCGTCCCTGACGCCTGCGTGGCGCAGGACCGCGGCTACCGGCCGGCGGATGTCGACCGCGACTGCGCCGAGTTCGGCTGGCGCGGGATGCGCGGCTACGGTCGGAAGACTTGGACAATGCGGGACGAGGGCTCCGGGCAGATGGTCAACTTCCCGTTCTCCGAGCCTCGGGTCTCGGACTACCGCGGCGGCGATGTCTACTACTACGACTGGAGCGGCGATTATTTCAAGGACGTGCTCTCGCTCGCGATCGAGGGAAAAGGCGACCTGAAGTGGGAAATGCCGGAGGACGTCAACCCGCTGTACCTCGAACACCTGAAGGGAGAGCACAAGGTCGAGGTCCGCACCGGCGTCTGGGAATGGCGGGAGGTCAAAAGCAACGCGCCGAACCACGGCTTGGACACGAGCGCGATGATGCTCTGCATGGCGACGATCGCCGGCTTCATCAAGTACGCGCCCCAAAGTCCGAGCGTGTAAGATTCGTTTTTTACGCCATGCGCTAGGGCATGGCGATGGATAACCCGTTTCTGGGCCTCGACACCGGAACGCTCGCGACTCTCAAGACCGAGACGATCGCGGCGATCCGCGCTTGCTTGCTCAATACGAGCTACAGCCTGAACGGGAAGAGCGTCACACGCGCCGACCTCGGCCGGCTGAACGCGATGCTCGGCCAGATTCAAGCCGCGATCGACGACGCGAACGGGACGACCGACACGGTCACTTTTGTCAGTTTCAACGGGAACTAACATGGAGCACCCGCCGTTCGATTTTCAGAAGGTCATCCGCAACCGCCCGTGGTTCGAGCGCGCCATCGAAACGGTCGCTCCGGCCTATGCGCTCAAGCGGCTCGAGGCTCGCGTCCAACGTGAGCTTTTCAGCTACAACGCCGCGCTGACCGATCGCATCTACGCGCCGCGCCAGTACGGCCAGCCGAGCGAATCCACGCAGACCGTCCGCGACCGCATCGTTATGATGTGGGAAGCCCGCGACCTCGTCGAAAACTTCCCGCAGGCTCGCGAGATCACGCGCAAGTTCTCGCTCTACCTGACGCCGCAGGAGTTCTCGGCTGGCACCGGCAACAAGGACTACAACGGGATCGTCAACGAATACTTCCACGACTGGTGCAAGCGGGCCGACGTTTCGGGCCGGCACTCGTTCCGCAAGCTCGTTCAAATCGGATGCGAAGAGCGCCCGGTGGACGGCGACTTCGGATTCGTCCTGCGGCGCGTAGACAAGGAGCTCAAGGTTCAGATCGTGCCGGCGACGCGCATCGGAAATCCGAACGCGCTCGTGGCAGGTCCGGCGAACTATTATCAAGGCGTGACGGTCGACGAGTTCGGGCGCCCGGTCTCGTATCAGGTCTACCGCGTCACGAAGGACGGCGTCTACTTTGACCCGGAGGAGATTCCGGCCTCGAACTTCTGTCATTACTTCGACCCGTTCCGCAGCGATCAGTTCCGCGGCGTCTCGGACTTTCATTCCTGCATCCGCTCGGCGCGTATGCTTTACGCGATCCTCGAGGCGGAAAAGACCGGCGTCCGCTTCGCGTCGCAGCAGGCGGCGCTTGTATTCTCGGACAAGGCGGCCGCAAATCCGCGGAACCTTTTTACGCCCAACCCGTCGATCACGCTCCCGAGCGGTCAGGCGCAGAAGAACGAGCTCTCCGAGGTCGGGATGATCCGCTACTTCGGAACGGCCGACCGGATCGAGGTGATGCCTTCTCGCCCGTCGCAAGCGTTTGCGGGCTTCGTCCAGCACTTGATGCACGAGATCGCGATCGGCATCGGCATCCCGGAGGGCGTGCTCTTCGGAACGCAGGACTACAAGGGACCGAGCGTGCGAGCCGAGTTTGCCGCGGCTGACCGCGTATTCACGAAGCATCAAGGCGTCCTCGTCGACAAGGTTCTCGATCCGATCAAGAACGCGGTGATTCTCGACGCCATCGCCCGCGGCGAGATTCCTCCGCCTCCGCTCGAGTCAGGAGAGACGCCGGTCCACGCGCTCAAGCGTGCGACCCGCGGCGAGTGGCGCTTCCCGCCGAAGGTGACGATCGACGTCGGCCGCGAGTCCTCGGCGAACATGAACGAGAACCGGCAGGGCGCGAAGTCGCTCCAAGAGATTGCCGCGGAGCAAGGCACCGACGCCTTCGCCCGCCTTGAGCAGATCGCGATGGAGGCGGCGTACATCAAGGAACTCGCGCAGAAGTACGAGATCCCGGAGACCGCGATCCGCATGGTGACGCAGCAGTTGCCGGCGAATCCTTCAATGGCCGCGGCGCTCGGAACCGAGGTCACTGCGGAATCGGTCGCGGCCGTCAACGCGACCACCGGCAAGGGGACGGTCGACAACGCTCCGGCGGATGTCGCCGAGGGCGCCACGCCAGACGCTCCCGTCGAGCAGGTCAACGCCTCCGCGGATCTCATCACGATCAACTTCGCCGAGGACTCCTACGTCCCGAACGATCGGATGGCGTCGAACGCCCGCCGGGCTCTCGAGGTTCGCGCCGGCAAACCGCCGTCGCAGCGCGGGATGACCGCCGTCGGGCTGGCTCGCGCCCGTGACATTCAGAATCGCAAGGCGCTTTCTCCCGAGACCGTGCGCCGCATGAAGGCGTACTTCGACCGCCACGAGGTCGACAAGCAGGGCACGACGTGGGATCAGCAAGGCAAGGGCTGGCAGGCTTGGATGGGCTGGGGCGGCGACGAGGGTCGGACGTGGGCGAACGCCATCGTTGAGCGGCTCAACAAGGAGCGGCAGCAGAACAGCGCGCCGGACGACAACCGCGTCCAGTTCTCCGCGGCGACCGAGGTCGAGCTCGCGATCAAGAGGAACGGCGTCCACGCGAACGACTGGCTGACGGCCGTTCAGGAATACCGCAAGGAACTGCACGCCCGCAGCGCGCCGTACACCGAGCCGCTGATATCGGGAAAGAACGCTGCGGATTTGCTAGAGACAAAGAAGGAGTTCGTGATGCCGACGCCTCAAAATGGCGAGAAAGGCGACGACTTTCTGTCTCGGTGCATGGCTAACCCGATTATGAACGCGGAGTATCCTGAAAACGCGCAGCGATATGCAGTTTGTCAGGCGCAGCTTAAAGGTAAGAAGTAACACTCACAATGGACATCCAGACCCAGATCGACCGGCTGATCGAACTCGCCATCGTCCAGCGCACCGAGCTCAAGCAACTCGTCGAGCAGTTGCCGGAGCTTCGCGAGCATCTCAACGCCGAGATCGAGAAAGTCTTCGACGAGGTCGAACCGCAGTTGCGCGTTGAGCTTGAGGACTGGACGGCGAAGCAGACGGCCGATCAGACCGCGAAGCTGGGCGCCTCACTCGAGGCCAAGATCACCGAGCTCGCCAAGGCGCTCGAGGTCAGCACGCAGGCGCGCTACAGCGCCATCCTCGCCGAGCGCGAGAAGAACTTCGCCCTTGCCGCCGAAGCCGAGGCCAAGATCGCGGAGCACGCCGCTTCACTTCCCGAGGCGGTCAAAGGAATCGTTGACGCAGAGCTCGCTCGTTTCCCGCGGGCCGGAGAGATCGACCAGCTTCGCAAGGAGTTCGCCGAGCCGAAGTCGCTCAACCCTCGCGGCAAGTGGCAGTCCGGCGTCGCTTACAACAAGCTCGATCTCGTCACGCTGAACGGGGACTCGTACACGTCCGCGAAGGATGACAACCGCACGCGCCCGAGCCGAAGTTCCGCGGACTGGACGCTGATCGCCGCTCGAGGCACCGGCGGAGCCGGAGGTGGAGTGACGTCTCTCACGGATCTCGTACCCGTCCCACAGAACGGCGAACTGCTGATCGGCAACGGCTCCGCGTTCGTCAACAACACGCTG